TCACCACCACCATTATCACCACCATCACCAAGCAACGCTTCAACTGCTGCCTTGGTGGTTGCGTAGTCAGTGTCAAAAAGCACGTGATAACTTACGGTGCTCTCCTCTTCGGCCTGATTTGTCAGCTCGATAATGCGCTTGCCGCTTGCGGTGTTGGCGCGCATTGTGTCGCTGGACTTGTACAGGCCAGTCAGTAGCCCGTAAATTTGAAAAGCTCCGTTACCGTCGACGCCTTTGTTTTTGCGCTCAACGATAATCACCAAGTCGGACAATTCGTCGAGTGCCTTAACCGTGTCACTATCAATACCCCAAGCCTCAAACTTGACGTATTGGTTAAATTTGTCGATGTTGGTATCGCTAGTCACAAGGTCAAAACCTGCGTCTATCTCCTTCTTGAAGTTTTCGATTTTGTACGCCTGCTTGCCTGTCGCCAACGTGATGGCGGAGACCACGCGCGGATTGGTCTGGTCGTACGTTACGCTGTCAATGTCACTCCTATTGAAGGCGTATGCAACCGCTTCAACCCCTGCGGTAGGAGGCGCGGAGCAATCCTTGAGAATATCGGCCGCAATACCAAAATTGCAATTTGTAGGCATAATACTAATTTTTTAATAATTATTCTTCAAACACTTTGAAATATACTTTCTTCAACACAACTATCCCGGTGTCTGCTTTCACTTCGATATTATAAAATCTATACCTATTTGCAGTCCCCACATTCATTTCAACAGACCTGGGCTCAGTAGAAATATTTTTCGCTGAGTAAACAGTATCTATGACAGTAAAAGTGTCTCCGAATACACTGCCTTTGAGCTTGACGGTAAAATCTGAGGCTGTTGAATCATTTTCATTAATGAAATCAACCCTAACGCTCTGGGTCAAAGGCTTTGTTTTATCAGCAAAAATCTGAAGCGTGTAAGGAATGGTATCCTCTTCGCTAATCTTTTCAGATTTAAGGGTCACTTCCTTGTAGGTATCTGTCGCTTTGTCGAAATATACCTTTTTGCTTTGAGCACCTGCGCTGACACATAAGAGTGTAGCGATAATGAGCATAAGAAAATTTTTCATCTTAGTATTTTTAATGGGTTAAGGGAAGGCCGAAGCCTTCCCTATTAATTTTAGTTACTTGGAGCAGAAGAATCCAAAGCTGGTGTCTTACTGAAAGCGTAAGGGTTCTTCAGGGCAACATCAGCTAACTTGTTGAAGGTCAGAATAATCTGCCCTTTGCCAGCCAGAGTGTACTTGTCCACGATAAGTTCACTCATGCCGTAGTCTGCTACGTGGATGAACGACGGGTCGCCATAGGCCACATACTTTTCGTCCTCTGGGTCTTCAAACAGAGACGAGAAGAAGAAATCTTCACCATCGCTGGTTATACCTCTATCAGCCTCGACGAGTTTTGCAAGGAACAGCCCTGAACCTGCATCAATAGGTATACCTGCAGCCTCAAAAAAGGTCACACGGGGGGCGAAAAACGCGCCATCCATCTCAATTTCAGCAGCGGCACGCAAGGCATCAAATCCTGCTTTGGTAATAGCTCCACCGGTGGCGGTTTGTGCCCCTGCTAAGATTTTATCGTACACCTCTTTGGTGATAGCCCTGTCGGCAGCCTTGTTGAGGTCGTCAACAATCTTTTGGAAATAGTCTGCCGATGCACTGGCCAGAGTTTCCAAAGTTAGAACCTTTTGGGCTGAAAACCTGCGAGGCTTCACAAGCGTACCGGTAGGAGTTAACGTGTCCTTAGTCACGCTTGCCAGCTCTGCCAGCTTTTCACCAACTATTGGAGATTGGTAAGGCAACTCATACGTGCCTTGGGCTGCAGGGTTCAAATCAACCCCCATACGTGCCCACAACGGAGCTTTACCAAGGATTGATAACTCTGCTACCCCTTTAGGGATTACACCTGCCATGGCGGTAGTATCACCGTCGGCAGCGGCACGGGTGATAGCTATCTCAGCCATACCCTTCTCTAACAACCTGTCACGGGCAACAAGTAAGCTCGGCCGCCCGTGTACTGCGGGATTAGCCCCGCTTCTTTGCACTTCCATTCTTTTTGTTTTTTGGGTTAAACTTCTTTCAGCCTCTACGGGGGCCTGCTCGTCCTCGTCCTCATCCTCAACCTCTACAGGTGCTTCGGTGAGTTCTTCTTCTGGGGTTTCATCCAAGGTCTCCTCCCTTGTTTCCTCGGTAGTTTCCTCGGAGGTCTCCTCCCTGATTTCGTCCTTTTCGGGTTCCTCTCG